CACGTGATGGGGGACTAGGATTCAGGTTGATGGCAATGAGGAGATGGTTCGAGGACCTGTCCTCTAACAAGCATGTAAGAATTTTTGGTGCGAGGAGGTGGAACCGCTTTAAGCTCTCTATGAGAGATAAAGGTGGTATTCCGCCCCTTCCTTCCAATTATCTTAACAAGGTGTTAGAGAACAGTACTTGGTCCCACCGCCCAGCATGGCACCTTGATAGGGACATCATAGGTGCTCGGTATGAGGATGATGCGTCTTATCTCCATGAGATTTTCCAGGCACACTCTGAAGAGGATATGCGTGTAGAGACCACAGTGTGATCCCCCTGCAATGGTCCCCCCCGGGGCATGAAATATATCTCATGGCTAAAACAAAGAACAAGATGGTAAAGGGAAAGAAGATGGTACAAAAACAACAGTTTCCTCAGCGTGTACAAGTTCGAATGCAAGTACCCCGCATGGTTACTACCACTTCAGGTTTGCGTGTTCGCAACCGTGAATTGGTTGTTGGAAATGTGGGAGCGACTAATCAATTTCGAGGTGGAGGGAGTGGAATAGTAACATCCAATGGTGTAGATGCGGCATATGGTTCTATTTACCTATGCCCATCTGCATTCAATTGGTTGGGCCACATTGGCCAGGCTTACGCCAATTACCGATTCCACTCTCTCCGCATCTACTATGTGCCGCAGATTGCGACGACTTCCAATGGTCTTGTTAGTTTCGTCACCTTTGCGAATGCAGATGACGGACCTAACAACACCAATGTCAGTGCAGCACTTCGAGCCGCAGAAGTCGGTCAGAATAGTATTCAGGGTCCCGCTTGGGATCCCAACTTGGCTATAACTCATGATTGCTCTCGCTATCGTGAGCCAAAGCCTAATATTGAGTATAATCTGATCGGTACTTCTGGGACACAAGGCATCTACCCGAGGAATTATCCGACTTCCGGATTACTCCTCTGGTGGTATCAGCCTTCGGGTGTTGTGACTGCTGGACGTCTGTACGCTGAGTATGATGTTGAGTTGTTGGACCCTGTCTCTCCCGAGACCGGTTCGTAAAATAGGCTGAAGAGCTTGAATACTAGGGGAAGGTGACGACCCTGACCAAAGGCCCAGTCCTTGCTATCTTTCACAAGACCTTGACACTGGCAACGGATCCCACCTGTATCGGGCAACATGACGGATGTGCGTGTTGTGTGTTATGGGATAATGGGGGAGCTGCTCGCTCCTTTTGGAGTGGAAAAGATAGGTGTGAAAGACGTTGAAGGAATCTTTGGTAGGTCCAATCTCTCGGGGGAGAGATTGGGGAGTGTTAACCAGACACTCCGGGTTCCTTACTCTTATCCAAGAGGG